GACAACTCACAAAGATTTGGAAGACAATCAATGGGTGCAAGAATGACAAGAAAGCCACGTACTAGGGGAAACACATCAAGAGACGGGAAGGGGTATGAAAGATTACGTGATCTATCAGAAATAAAACATGAGAAAATATTAGATGACAAAGGTCAAGAAACAAGTGGATCCGTCACAAACCAACATGGTGGTGGAACCAACAAAAATCCATTAGCAGATCCTAATAGAAAACGACAGGGAGGAAGAAAAAAAGAGAAAGCTACATGTTATAACACTGATGAAGTAGTTAGAGAATATGAAGATCCTAAAAAAAAATTAAAGAAACAAAAAGAATTATTTAAGGCGTTTCTAAACAGAAATGACAAAGATAGAAAATATTCATTTGATGAAGTACAGGCAATATTAAACGATTTAACAAAGGATGATAAAGTAAAAAAACTAAAATATCCAGGTTTAACACCTAAACAAAGAAAATTACAATTAGAAATTGATTCTGAACAACGTGAAGATCCGTATGATCCAGATCCACCTATATGTAAAACTAATACTGATGCACGTACTTATACTGAACCTGGTAGAGGTGGTTTTGCTGGTAGAGAGCCCGGAGAAACATGTGATTATAACGAATCAACATCAATTCATGATGTTAATCAGCCTAAACATGTTAATAGACCAACCAATGCAGATGGTGCAGAAGGAGTAAAGAAGGAATCAGGTAACGTTTATAGTGGAAAACCAGAAGGAGTTAAATTTGATCCAAAGAACCCTACACATTTAAAAGAATTAGGAGAAAGGTGGAACGATCCACAACAAGGTAAATTAAATGAACCACGAATAACAGCAAGATCGGGATATTGTTCACAGATTAATGTTGATAGAGAATCACATAAAAACGCAGGTGATCCTCAATTGGCTGCTAATAATGCAGAGGATGGTATTAAAGATAAATTTAGACTTGATAATGATCCCCCAGCTGAATCTTTTGAGAATAAATCAGAACCTAGTCCGGAAGATAATAAAATTAACCCAGCAGGATGGTGTCCGGGTGAATCCATACAAAAACCTGGCACATTTGCCTCTACAGATGAACACCATGCAATGGTATTGGGTGACGTTCCACCATCAAATGTTGTTGGATCACAGACTCATAATAATAGTGAAGACGGACCACATGAAAGTGAAATGAATGATAAAAAATATAATCATGGATTGAATCAATTTCAAGGAGAGGCACAATCACATAAATCAACCAATATAAATGACCAAGGCCATGGTTCAGGTGGTGTTAGGGCGGGAGCCTCCTATGATAATTCACAACAAGATACAGGAGCTAAAGACAATCCAAGAGTAGTAATAGAAGAAGACTATGCAGGTGGAGAAGACACAGGTAATAATTCAAGAAATAGAGAAGATGAAGATAAAGAAGCAGCCAAAGAACAAGAGACTCCTAAAGGATTATCAAAAGCAACAATTATATTAGATACTTTGAATTTAAAACTTAAACTTTGACTATATAAAGATATCTTTATATACCTAGAAATGTTTATATAAATATAACATGACTGACGAGAAAATACGAGACGATGAAGAAGAAGAAGAAAAATTAGAGAAATCTAGTTTTGACGCTTCTTTAATTGCTCTGACAGAGACAATCAAAGGCTTCGATATTAATGGACTCAAATCTGAGATCATAAATGTCGGTACTAAAGTAGATGGTATGGAATCTAGACTAAAAGCTCTAGAAGAACCAACTGATCTTCCGTTGAAACCAAAAGTATCAGCAGAAGATGATATTGGTGCTAAAACCAAAGTCCCAGATACTTACCAAAGTAATTCTCAGCAAGCAAGTTTGAAAGAATCAGATGAGGAAAATAAAACCGAAACTGATAAAAACAATCTAAGCATGCAAGAGAAAAGCTATACTCAGGCAGAACAAGTATTCACCACTGAAACTCCAAGACCAGGTGCAGCTTTGGAAACCGTAGAGAAATCTACTGGTAGACAAACTAGTGAGGTGTTAAAAGCCGCACGAGCAGAAGGTTATGAAAGTTTAAGTGTAGTCGGTAAACGTATTCTCAAAGGAGACTTCGGTGCACCAGATGAAAGTGAGGTATCACAATGGTAAAAATTCAAACTATTGATGAACTAGAAGCACTTTATTATGGTTATAACCGAAACACACTTAGGAAAGCAGATGCTCCTATCACTACTTCCACTACAGGTACATTCAACGCCATTTTTGGTGCATATGCCTGGGCTCAATTAAACCTTGAAGCCAATGCCTTCGGTATCTTACCAAAGTATCCGTGGGATAAGAGTGGATGGAGGGTTATCACTGCCAAGGCAGACACACTTGCCGATGCAGGAACCTGTAATAACACCGCATTAGGTGGTACTGCAGAAGGAGGACTCATCGCAGACACAATCAAACCAACACTTGCAGAAATTGATGTAAGACCAAAAACTGCTCAACTACCTTTCAGTGCTTCAGAAGTAATGGAATGGTTGGCAACACACAGTAAAGACGACATTTGGGGTGGTCTAGGTTCACTTAGACTATTCATGGCAGTTCAGCACAAAGAATTGCTAAACAGAATGTTACTTTCTGATGTAGAAGCCGGAGCAGCAGCAGCTTGTGCAGTTCATACTGGCTCACTTAATTGGGAGACATTAGACAGAATTGTTTCAAGTCAAGCAGAAGGCAACTTACAAGGTTCAAATAGTACAGATAACTATGATCCTTGGAAGGGAAGCTCTGGTGCAGTTATCGATAGAGATAGCTCATCAACGTACGATTCAACAGTTAGCTCACCATCTGGAACCTTAGGTACCAATGGTATTATGACTGATGATGTATTAAGAGTATTCCTCAGAAATATCCGTAAGAAAGCTGGTAAAGATCCAAATGTATTCCTAGGTTCCCATGAAGTCTATTCCGAAATACAAGGCTTGTACATGCCTTCAGTCCGTATTGCAAATCCATACGGTGAAGCATTAGTTCAAGTAGATGTAAACGGTATTCAGACATTCAAAGGAACAGGTGTAGGTATTCATGTAGACTCTGTCTATGGAGTTCCATTCATTCCAACCAAAGATTCACCAAGCAATACTAGTGATTCAGACGAGGTAGGAAGACTATTTGCATTAGATACATCTGATGCAGAAGGATATGGTTACCCAAGATTAGGTATCATGGTATCAATTCCAACTGAGTATTACGAAGCAACCCGTAGAAGTCCAGGTTACCCATTCATCAACAATGCATTCGTTGAGAAAGGTGTATTCAGAACTATGGGTGAAACCGTTTGTAGAAGTTTCATCGCTCAAGGTAAAATTAGAGATATTAAACTCTAGACATACACCGAAAACTTTCGAGTTTAGGTATTTTTTTATTTAATTACCCTCAAGGGGACACTATACTTTATATACCATTAATACTACATTTATATATGGCAATCACAGTCGCACAGAATTCAGACCATAAGAGTCTAACAGGAAAAACTCTAGCCGTACAAAGCGAATTGACTTCAAAATTGAAATCAACCATTGTAGATGTTACATATGGTGGATCAGATAATTACGCAACAAACGGTAATACAGTTGACCTTTCTTTGGGCGGTAGAATCGATGTAGTTATAGGGGCAGAAGTGCTTCATAGCAACAAAGGACTACTATTGCAATACGCACCAGCAGCAGCTGGAGCAGCAGCCACAGGAAAATTTAAAGCTTATGGTCATACACCAACAAGTGCAACAGCAACAGTTGTAGCATTTGAAGAATTAGATAACGCTGACACCGCAGTGAATAGTATGACTATTCGTATTCGTGTAACAGGTTACTAACCTTTTTTATTTTTAAGGATTATTATATACTAGTCACAAACCTTATATATTAAAATACCTTTATATGAGTATGGCTCAAGTAGATTATACTAGAGAAAGAGTTGACGTAAGTAATGGGTCACTTATAGGTTCATATAATAAGAATATTGATGTTACATCAACTGATACATTCGCAATAATACTAGATGTTGATTCTAGAGGTACTAGAACATCTACATTTTCGATTTTTAATACACATGCTTCAAACAGCATAGATTATGATATTTGGGGTAATTTGGATAAGGATGTAACAGCATTAACAGGCACAGCTGATACTGATTATGATAATGGTTGGGTAGAATTAAAGGCATCAACCGCACAGGCTGCAAGTGCAGCTCCAGCAGTGGAGACATTAAGTAACTCCTATACCAGAGTTGTTGTTAGAATCAAAGCAACTTCAAGCAGCAATCAAGGAACTGTTAGAATTTGGCATAGGGGAGACAATTAATGGGTTCATTAGACGCTTCTTGTACATTAGACACATCAATTTCAACTACAGTAATTGGTGGTGTTACATTAAAAGATGATTATAATGCTAATACTAATTCCCCTGATTTAGACTCTTCACCAATTTCTTGTATAAAGAAAGGTGACCAATATGTTATATCAGTAGCAGGTACATTTTTCACTGAAGCAGTTCAAGCCGGGGACTCTATTATTTCAAAACAAGATTGTCCAACATTATTAACACATTGGATTAGAGTAGAGAATAACTTAATAGCTGACCCATTTGCAAGAGCAAATCATTCAGGCTCTCAAGCAGCATCAACAATTTCAGACTTTGATACAGAGGTTGGAAACAATTCAACTGTATCTACAAATACTGCAAAAATATCATATTGTTCAACAGATTCAACTAAACTTTCTGGTATAGAAACAAGTGCTACAGCAAATTCAAGTGATTCAACTTTAAAATGTAGGTCAAATCATACTGGATCACAAGCATCATGTACCATAACAGGATTAGCAACTTCAGCTACTACTGATACAACAAGTGCATCAAATATAGGATCAGGTACATTACCATTAGCAAGGTTATCAGGAATCACAAATACTGAATTATCTGGATCAGCAGGAATTGCAATATCAAAAATATCAGGGTTTGATACTCAGGTGAAAACTATTAGATTAGATGAAATGGCTGCACCAACTGCAGATGTAGATCTTAATGCACAGAATATAACAGGTGTTAATTATCAGGATTTGGATAATATATCATCACCAGGCAACCCATCAGCCGGAAAAGGTAGATTATTTATTAAAACATTAGATGGTAATAATGATGCAATATTTATATTAGTTAAGAAGAATGGATCATTTCAAGAGGTTCAAATAGCATGACAATACAGTATTTAGCAGGTAATAAAATAACAGGCCTGTCAGGTGATACTAAACCTACAAATGTGGTAGCTACAAGTAAATTCCTAGAAACTGATACTAATACTGAGTTTATTTGGGATGGATCATCTTGGACTCAATTAGGCGGTAGTGGTAAAGCTACATACTAAACTTTAAAAGTATTAACACTTATAT